AAGCGTTGCAATTATCATAACGCTGGGCGCGCGACACCAAAAATTATTTCGGCTGCAATGGATCTGGTCAAGATCCTGTGCCCAAAGCCTTGGGAACAGTTCAATTGGACTGAGTCCCTTTACAAGGCTTGGTTGTCCAAGTTTGGCACCGAGAAGCAGGCTAGGATGAATGCAGCGGTCTCCGACCTCTGCAGCGTCACTTTGCAGGATTACTCCCGCAAAGACATTTTCGTCAAAGTCGAAGCTTTACTCGTCACTCATAAGCCGAATTGGGCACCGCGTGTCATCTTCAAAGGTACGGACGTTTACAATGCAATTTCTGGGCCCATTTTTAATGAGCTCATGAGACGTCTGGACTATTGCTTTGAAGGCATGCAAGGTCCTTACAGGTATCACACCAGTTACCGGAAAACACCAAGTGAGTACACTCATCATTTGGAGAGACAAACGGACAAGGACTTTTGGGTCGAAGCCGACTTCAGTTCAAACGACAAGTTTCAGTGTGCGGATGTTCAACTCCTTGAGGTTGCGTTGATGCGTCTTTTGGGTTGCCCTGAATGGTTTGTTCGGCTTCATTTGAAGACTAACAGCTTTAAGGTCTACAACTCGAAATACGGCATCACAGCCAAATTGGAGAATCAACTTCCAACCGGTGCCACGGACACTACGTTCCGCAACACTTATTGGAATGCGATTATTCTGCACGCTTCATTGCGCGAACTGAAGCCGGAAAAGGCAGTAGCGATGCTACTCGGTGATGATATGCTCTGCCGTGCTACTGGGAAATGCAGGTATGTCGAGAAGATTTACACTTCCATTGCCGCTGAGGCATTGATGGAGGCGAAAGTCAAACGGCATGCCAATCTGTGGACAGCCACGTTCTTAAGCAAGTTTTTTATTCCTGCTCAGGGTAAGCACCTCACGGTCCCCATTTTGGGTAAAGCCTTGGGTAGGTTTAACATGCGTGCTAACAAGAATCAAGCTGTTACGGATCACGAGTACATGGCAGGCAAATCCATCGGGTATGCTTACGAGTTCCGCTACTTTCCAACCATAAGGGACATTTTCCTTGAACGGTTCAGGTATGAATTTGCTTTTGTTGAGTCCGCTCGGCAGAGGCAGGTTGATATCGACGCAGGCCTAAGCTGGAACGCCAGGGCAGCCGGGGTCACTCTTGGCAATATCACTAAAAAGATTGTTGTTCCTCTTGAAGACAGTCTTCAAAAGAGTGAATTCACCGCGTTTTGCTTTGAGCGTTACGGCTTGTTAGGGTCTGACGTTCTGGACCTTTTCGAGGAAATTGTCCTCAATTCTTCATTGATTGACCTGGAGGGGACTTCGGTTATGCTTCTTGCAAAGGACTTTTTGTAAGGAGGCCGCGTTGCCTGGATGCATCATTTTGGCAATCGGTTCACGGACCGTAATCCTCCCTAAGGCCCTTCGATGAGGC